AGCACTCCGTTTCCAGTATGATAATAAGTTTGTATTAAAGCATTTTGATGCCAAACTGGTGGATTACCTGTTCCACCACAAGAAGAGTTAAACACTCCTACTGCTGATATTTGAAAAGCAGTACCAACTACACTTGATGTAACCACCACTGTTTGCTGTTTTGTTACACTTTGTACACCTGGAACTGCAACATTAGAACCATCATAAGTGTCTTCTAATTTTATATCTATAACGTAATTACCCGCGGATAATGTTTTATCTTTAGATAATATACCACTAGTTGCACCTATACTAAAACAACCTGTACAAGCAGGGCTTACACTAGCAATGCTCCATTTTAATTGTTGAGTGTTCGCGCTAGCATCAGATGATCCATTTAAACCAGCGTAGGTAACGAGTGTTCCAGTGAATGTATCTGCTTTAGTTATATTACCAGCTATAGTAAAGCTTGGCTGTGTATTTGTTAATGAACCTGTTATAGTCAGTTCTGGAGATTGTAAGCCTGCCGGAACAGCATTACCACCAGCTGTAGATGTAGCTGTAGTTTTTACATTCATTGTTAAAGTGAATGTTTCAGAAGGACTATTATGTAAGAAAACAAACTCATCTGTTATTTTAAAATTATAACCACCAGAGGCAGCAGAGTTGTTTACATAAGTTATATTAGGGTTTGACGATGTAAAGTTTTCTAGTATTGTGTTTGTAACAGTCAAACCATTATCATTTATAGGCTGAACATTGGCTGATAATATGTTTGGGCTAGATAGTGTTAAGGATTCAGGTTGGTTCCAAACGTAACTACCAAAATTAGAAACTCCATTGAAACCACTATTTATATCTGCATTTAGATCAGCTATTAAACCTATTGAAGCTGTTTCCCAATATATATCTAAAAGAGAATCAACAGGTTCTGTTTCGTATATTGACAAAAAAGGTCTCATGGTAGCTGTTACATCACCTATGCCACTAGGATTTTCTAGTAAGTTAACAGTTGTAGATACTCTAGCAACCAAAGGTTTAGTATCTATTTGATAAAAATTTAATTTACCGTTTGTGCCTAACGTGTCGTAATCCATGTTAGAATCATTAGTAGTTGATATACTAATAGCTGTATCAGTGCTTATGCCAGGAAAATATTGTATATTTGTAGTTCCAGTATTGTTGCTAACTCTACCAAACAATTGGACTGAACTTCTAAACTGTTTTTGATCAGGACCAACTTCAACTAAATCTCTAGGTATTTTATTTATATTATCGTTTATTAATATTATGTTTGCGGTTTTACCAGTTTCCCCTGTTGGAAAAGGTACAGTTGCTGAAGAGTGTTGATCTGGATAACCATCTAAAATACCAGGAAGATAAACATTGTAGTAATCTTGTTCATTTTGTTTAACAACAACTTTATATGAATACCAACCTTTACTGTTTAAAGTATAAGCATATTTAGGTTGAGCACCAGGATTTCCGTTTACTTCATAAATTTCTTTATTTATATAACCATCACATGTAACCGTGTACACTCCACTACCATCTACTGTTGGTGTAATAGTTACTTGAACAAAATCTTTATATTCACCCCTAAGATAATCATATCTTTGAGGTATATTAGTTGTTGCTGTTGGTATAAACGTATAGACATTAGCTGTAACACTAGGTAAAGTAGCGTTGGCCACATCAAAGCCATTGCCTCTAGGATTTGCATAAAGACCAGGTCTACCTAGTTGATAGTTTTCGTTTTGGTTTATTCCTGGAGAATCAAATAAAACTTTTAATGCATCGCCAAACCAATTTTTAACAGGGTTTGTTGCACTTTCTGTAGAACTATTATAAGGACTGTAAACTGTAGATCCACCAAAAACTATATTATTTATAGTCTCAACTTCTTCTGTAACACTAGAAAGAATAACAGATGATTGCCTACCAAACTTATCGACTAATATAAAACCTACTTGATAGTTTCTATTTTGTTTAACAGAGTGGTTAGGGTATTCAGCCCAGTTATTATATTTATATGTATCTGCTTTAGGCCCAACCCCAACTCTATAATTAAAACTAGTTGGTGGAGTATATTTATCTTTAAAATTACCATATATTATTCTATTACCAGCAGTCTCTTGACCATGTGCTGTGACAGGAACTTTATCAAAAACTCTTACTGTTTGATTTTCAGGTAACGTTCTATAAGGTTTTGCAGAAAGATAATCATACTTGTAAATATTATCAACTGAAGTTTGCTGTGCTACGTTTAAAGGTACTCTATCTAACACCTTGACAGCTAAGCTATCAGCTTCTTTATACAAAACATCAATAGATATTATTTTATAACTACTAGTCGTTTCTATACCTAAATTATCTTTAGTATCAGGAAGAGGAATTAAAAGTTCTACATTTTGAACTCCATTTTCCATAAAATCTAATATAGTACTTCTAAACGCTTCATCTTCGTTTCCTTGTAAAAAATAACCTTTTTGTTTAGGTATATATGCTATTTGTGTAAACGGAGCCATTATAGAGTATTCACCATCATCATATTCAAATCTATAACTAAATCTTACGTATCTAGTTTCTAAATAATCTGGATCACCAGGCCAAGTTGTGTTTCCTGGCATAGCAACTCCATCAAAAAATGGAGATATTTCTTGACCCGTCATTGTTGTTGATAAAAAATATAACTTATCAGTTACTATAACATTAGATAAAGGATTAGCATTTAAAGTAACATTAGTACCTACAACTGAAGTTACGTATAAAAACTCTGTTGCTTCGATTTTATCTGTATTAGCTGATGTTGTAGATATAAATAACATACCAGGTTTAACACCAGCTGTTACAGGTACACCAGCAATAACATTGTTACCTAGACTTAATGTACCAGTCGTTTGTATTTTGTTAACTAGATCAATAGGTTTGTATGGATTATACTTAGCAACTGAAAGTTGACTTTCTTCTGTATAATATGTAGCAGAGTTTGTTACGTTTATTTTTCTTGGTTGATTTCTATCATCTGTAAAAAACAACAACTGTTCTATTAAGCTTACACCTGTTATAGGAGAACTTTTAGAAAAGTTTAAAAAACTTCCTGAAACTAAAAGTGTTACATCATTTGGTTCTGTAAAATAATATATTCTGCAATTAGCAGTTATTGGAGCAGCTACTGGATTACCAGTGCTAAGATTTGTTGTATCATCATAATCTGTTACAAAAGCATAAATTCTATTATTATTTTTATCTGTGTAACTTCCTATGACTTCAAGCCCAGTAATACCAAAATTAGTATCACTCATAAGTTTGTTACCAAGTACAGTTTCTAAAGCACCTATATCCTCATCTTCAGACTTTCCTACAGATATATTTACCGCGTCTCTATATTCACCGTTTGGTATTAATCTATCATCCAAGTCTTTATTCATCTTGGATTTTAGAAAACTATTCTTTATTTCCGCCATGTATTAAAATTTAAGCCATTTAGACTTGTTTCTCATAACTTGAACTATTTGATCAAGCTTAATATTAGATATTCTTATTTTAGCATTTCTAAGCTTTGCAGTTCTTTCTTTTTTAAATCTTTGTACTACATATTCTTGAACACCTATACTTGTAGATAATATACTATAAGCTATGTGAGCATATAAAGCTTCTTCAGCTAACTTAGGTATTTTCATATCTAAATCATAAGCATTACCATCAGATATATATTCTACTGTTATTAGTTTATCTTTTAAATCACTGGAAAAACCAAACTGCCCTCTTCTGTCATCTACTATAAACCATCCATTTCTCTGGCTTGTAGCAGGGTTTAAACCATATCTTTGACCTAAAGCGTTATTATAATAATTTTGCCAATACAAATCAGCTACATTACTATCATTTAAGAATGCACCACTTAGTTTTCTAGGATTATTACTGTTCCAAGCTTGCTCTGTTTGTGATGTACCTTCTAGGTTAGAATCAAAATTATCTTGAGTTAATGAACCTGTATTATCTTGAACAGGATTCATATATGGTCTAAGCGTTAATTCATTAGCTGGGTATATAGTATGCTGAACACCCATTTGATCTATCCAAGAAAATCTAACATAATTAACATAATCTTGTGGAATAGTTAATGTTAAAGTTAATGGAACAGTAAGCTCTTGAGATCTAACACTTTTTAAAGTATCATAACTAAATTCTTGTAAACCACGTTTAGCGTGAAATATTACATCTGTTCTATTCACACTAGGTATAAGTTTACCGGCTCCTACATATGCAATTAAAAAGTTATCAATCACATCCGTTAATCTAGTGTATTCATAATTACCATAGTTATCTTCTATAGCAGACTCTATTAATTGTATCTTTATATAGGTTCCAGCTGTTAAATAAGACTGTACTGTTACAATATTATTAATTTCTGTATAAGGGTTTGCAAACTTAAATACTAACGCTGCGTTTGCAGGTATTTGAATAGCTACAGCACATGTAAATGTTGTTGTAGATAAAACTTGAGTTACAGTTCCATATGTTTGTGTTCCAGCTGAATTTTGCACCAGCATACCAGCTACAATGTTAATATTAGCTACTGTAATCGTTAAGGTTTGACTACCTTGTGAAACGTTGGCATTAGAATTAACTGCTGTTGTTTTAGTATTGTTTGGCGTTAACTCTGTCCAGGTTAAAGCATCTGGACTAGAAAATACATTAAAGTTGTTTAAACCATATTTGCTACTAGCATCATCAGAGCTACCAAATATTAAATCTGTATCAAAAGTACTAGCAAAAGTTTTACCCGCACCTGCTGTGTCTATATAAAACTGCTGAGCACCAGCGTAATATTGTCTATTAGTTTCGGTTATTAAACCACCATTAGGTCTAGGCATATCTTATTAGCTTTTTTGATTCATTTCTTCTTGCTGGATCTGTGCCGCAGCAACTTGTATTATTTCTTGACTTTGTATAACAACTCCAGCATATAAAAGTATTCTTGTTATTAATTCAGTTTGTTCAGCTGGGTGTAATTCAAAATTTGTAGACGCTAAGTTGTTGTAAACATAAGCACCTGTTCCAGCTGTAAAACTCCACATAGGATTTAAAGGTTTTCTTATATAATTAACAGATATACCATTAACTATAGAGGTAGGAAAAACATTTAGTTTATTATTCTCATAAATATATATGGGATAACTAGTGGAAGGTTTTGTTAGGTTAGATGAGTTTAAATGATAAAGCTCAGATCTAGTTACTCTTTGAAGCTCTTGTTGTCTAGAGCCAGCCGTGTATATAACACTACCTAATCTATAAAATTCTTTAGGATAAACGTCTAAAACTATCGCGTTACCAGCTATAGGTTGTGATGCAAATGTTAATGTTGTTCCTGATATACTGTAATCAAATTGTGATAATAATATGCTATTAACATAAACATCAATTACACCATCAGCTATTTGTGCTGCTGTAATACCATTTATAGTATAAGATAATGTAGCTGCAGTTGTATTTGCGGGTGTAGTAGTTGTTTGTTGCTTTCCTGAACCGGAAAATTGTGAAGGTATATTAAACAAAGAATTCTGATAACTTGCGTTACCAGATGTTTTAAATATAGATATTTTTTCATCAAGATTACTTACTCTATCTGCGTAATCTGTATCTGTTTGTGGAATACGTATTTGCTGATTTAAGCTATCAAAATATGTTTCAAATATTTCTAATTGAGCCTGAGTACCTGTTTTATTAAACTCAACAGGTGTCATGTAACCTCTCTGTTCTTTATTTAGTATTAATAAAACGGTTTGATATACAGTATTTACGTTTATTGCCATTTTAGTATTTTAGTTGATAGTGACAAGGGCCACATAAGTGACCCTTCACTATAATTATAGTTACATATTATTGTAACTTTTTATTGATTGTTTTAAAAACATCAACACCTTCATCTGTTTTAAACCAAGCAGCTAAGGCTGAATATGGTTGTTCATCAAAAGGTACTGTCATTAATTTTCTATCATTAGTTCCCCAGTGGAACGTTCTTTGGTCTTGAGATATTTTAATTATACCTTGTTCCACAGCTTTTATACCTACGTTTCTTAATCCCACGTTTTCATCATTAGCTATAGCTAAAAATCCTGCAGGGTTTCGTTTTGCCATTAAAAGTAAATCTCTTTTAATTTCTTTAGAGCTCATAGTACTTACAGCAGATCCTTTTTCAACTCTTAAAACAGATTCAGCTTCATCAACCTCCATTTGCTTAGCAGCAAGTAAAGCTTCAATTTCAAAGTTTATCTCATCTATTTCATCAGTTGCAACAACTTCTGGTTTAAACTCTGCATATACGTGACCTTTTCTAGGGTGATATAATGAAAGTAGTTTTTGTAAATTTTGTTTTTGTTTAGGTACAAACAACATTCCTTCTTCAAAAATAACATGACCTAATGTAACTTCTCCTTTTTGTTCATCAACAAATGGTGAATTCATATTGGTTGCATATCTTAATTCTCTTTGTTCTCCATTTTTTTCATCAAAATGTAATAATGGATAACGTCTTGAATGTCTTGTTCCTAATGTATATGTTAAAGGTGATACTTTATTTGTTAAGAAATAAGTTCTATCCTTGATCTCCCATTCAGGGGTTGAAATTTGTTTTGTCTTTGACATGATATAATATAATATAATTAATAAAAAAATAAAGGGCTAGGCGCCGAAGCGCCTAACTCTTTAAAGTAATTCTAGCTTTGGAATAACACGAAGTTATTAGCAGCTTGAGTAACTAAACATCTCTCTGATAACCAGTTTACGATCATCGAGTCAATTTCAGAAGTGTAAGCACCACCAGCAGTACCAGTGATCCAGTTTTTGTATCTTCTGTCATCTCCTTGAGAAGCTCTATATCTCACGTGTAAGAATGGTCTTCTAATGTTTGTACCTAAAATTTGGTCATAAACTGTAGAAGTTCCCGCAGGAATTAATACACCATCGATATTGTTTACAGCTACTGCACCTCTTGTTGAAGCGTCGTTTAAGTATTTCCAGCTAGTTTTGTAGAAGTCATAAGAACCTCTTCTGAAACCAGAGAAACCTAAATTTAAAGCCATATCCTCAGAATTTTCAAATAAACCGTAAGCAGTTCCACCAGATTGTCCAGCAGAAATTTGGCTTAGCATATCATCGAATTCTAAATCTGTATCTCTATTTAAGAATAACATGTTTTCTTCAATAGCACCTTGAGTATCAAGATTTTTAAGTATTTGATCGAAATCTGAAATACCTGTAGCACCTTGGAATCCACTCATAATATTACCTCTGTTAGTAATAGCTTGGAAAAGACCTTCAGTACCGTGAGCATTGATAGATCCAGCAGCAGCGTTAACTCCAGAGAATCCTGGAACATTAGCTTGTTGTGCAGCAAAACCACCATTAGCGTCAGCTAGTTCACCTTCAACCATTGCCATTTCTAAGTAATCGTCAAAACGTAATCTTGTTTCAGACTCAGACTTTAAATACCATAAGTATCCTGATGTTCCATCTTCTGTAGCAACTTCTACCCATCCAATCTGTGCCATGTCAGAACCATTGATTTCAAATCTATCTTTGATAATGATTGGTTGATTAGAGTATTGAGTAAATTGTGGCTGTACTGAAAAACTTCCGCTTCCAGTTCCTTTAGCAAATAAAGAACCGTAAACGAATATCTTTAATCCAGCAGCACCTGCAGCAGCAGCAATACCTAAAGTATCCCAGTTAGCAGCAGTAAATGGATAAGCAGTAACGTTAGTTAAAGCACCATTTGCAGCTACAGCACCAACAACACCTTTTAATGTAACACCCGTTGTTGGGTTCATTACAACAATAGTATCATTTGGAGCAATTGCATTCTTAACAGAAGCGGCACCAACAGCAGCATTAGTAGGTACACTGAAAACGAATGTTCCAGCACCAGGTCCTGTTAGCGTACACCCTGTGTAAGAGATGTGTAATCTATTTTGTTCCGACCATATAACTTGATCAGATGTCATTGGCATTTCAGCACCAACCATTTTTAAGAAACCAGATAAAGTTCTGTTTCCATATCTTTCTACTTCAGCTTCGTAAACTTCTGGTAGATACTGTTGAGCAAAGTCATTAGCATTTGCACCACCAGTGTTGAACGCTAGATAGTTGTTAGCTAGCGGTAATTGCGTTTGAGAAGGTATAATACTTCCAAACACAGGAGCGATTTGTCCCATAATAAATAATTTTTAGTTTTAGTTAAATTTTCTTGCTTTGATTTTTAATTTTGAAGAGTCAAGACCACTTATACTTTTAACTTTAAATCCACCAACAAACACGTCGCTTGGAGCACTTGCTCTAGCTTCGTTACTAATGTTGTTTGATTTTGCAGCGACATTCCTAATTGCATCGGCTTTGCCTTGCTCATAAAAATGCTGTGCAATAGTATCTGCATGTTGTGCGGCATACATAGCTTTGTGATAACCTTTTACATCAGTTACATCACCTTTATCATTTAAGAACTTCTTAACTATATTGTTGATGTTAGATTGATTATTTGCAACTTCACTAGGATTTTTAACTCCGTATCTAAATTTTTTATCTCCTACACTGAAATCAAAACCTTTGAATTCTTTAGTAAAATAATCATTAGTACTATTGATAAACACCTCATGTTGTTGCTCTGCTACATTTTGCTCTTCGTTGTAGCGATTGAAAAAATCAGTAGCCTTCTTTTGTTCTTGAGTTACTCCGGGTCTCAACTTGATTTCGTCGTAATATTGACTCTTTAAACCATCCAAATGCTTACGGGCTTTTGCAACCTCTTCCTTATATGCAAGTTTCTTCTTTCGAATATCTCTTGCTTCATCTAACTCTTCATCAAACTGAAAATTATCTTCTAATAAGAAGCTAATCTCTTCTGAATCTAAGTGAGATTTAGTCTGTTTGTAATACTCTCTTAATAATGTATCACTATCTACATTAGAATAGTCAGCGTTTAATCTAACATAATCTTCTAATGTTCCACCTGTTTCCTTCATAAAGTCTACGACTTTTTCGATGTTTTCAGGTAAATTAATATCTTGTTTTAATGGTTCTGGTTCCTCAGCTTTAATCTCAGCTTGTGGTTCCATCTTTTCACCTATAGAAATAACTTCTTCCTCTTCTTCTTCTTTAACTTCTTCAATTACAGGTTTTTCTTCTTGAACTTCAGCAATCGGGTTGGGCTCTTGTACTTGTTCTCCCACTTTCTCGCTATCTCCGGATGTTTCAACCACAGGTATTTCCTTTGTTTCTCCGACTTGAATGGCATCTTGTTCTTCTGTTTTAGGTTTTGATAAATCTACTTTTATAGGTTCATCGTTGCTTGATAGATTTTTAGGTTTAAGAATTTTAGCTTTAACCTTGAGCTTTCCAGCTTTTTCTTTTGTTTCTGACATAATAAAATAATATAAAAATTAATAAAACGGTTATAGTAATAATTGACCGTTATTTCCTTCAGCTTCAAAATCTTGAGGCAAAGTATCATTTTGTCTTTGCTCTATTAATTTCGATTGCTGTGTTGCTTGTATTCTAGTTCTTTGATCTTTACGATCTTCTATTTGAGCTTCTTTTTTTGTGTTTGTTTCCACGTCCATCTGCTTAAGCTTCATATTGTACTCAAACTCTTGAGCCATTAATTGTAACTTAAGTTGATTCTCTGTTTGCATTCTTTGTATTTCAAACTGAGATTTAGATTGTTCTATTTGTGTTTCTGTTTGAGCTAAAGCTTCGGCTTTTTGAACATCATTCATAGCCGCTTGCTCTGATGCTTTAGAGTTTGACTCTGCTTGAGCCTCTATATTAGCCATTTGAGCTTGTTGATCAGCTTGTTGTTTCTTAACTCTCTTGTATTTTAAAACTTGATTAGCTAAAGTTAAGTTTCTTATTTCTCTAATATCAATAGCATCTTCAAGATATATTTGGTTTTGTTGCAAAGCCATTTGTATGTTTTGCTCAAGCATAGCTTTTTCCTCTTCTTCAGGTTCTAGCTCCATGTATATACCAAAATCATACAGATGTAAATCATCAATTTCATGTAAAGTTGCTACATTGAACTTACCTATACTAGCTTTTAAAGCATTATTAGTTAAATCAAAGTCTAGCATATCAGCTATTCTTAGTGATATGTTTTCACAAGTTCTAAGAGTTAAATACAAACTACTGTTTAATATATGTTTAGTTGCTACATTTGAAGCGTTAGCTGCCATTTTTTGTAAACCAACTAATGAATTTTTATCTGGTGCAGTACCATCTCTAGCCTCGTTTAATCCCGTTACATCTCTTATCATTTGTAAATAATACTGATAAGTATTAATTAATGATTGTATTTTACCATTAGCACTAGACGTTTGTAATTCTTGTATTGGTACTTTACCTCTGTTAGGATCACCATCTTGTGTTAATGATCTACCAACTATACTACCAGTTTGGAAGTACATATTTAATGCCTCTTGCGGATTATAATTTGTTCCATTACCTAAATCAACCTCTGCTAAACCATCTACATCCACAAACACACCGTCTGGAACCATTCTAGCAATAACCTGTTGTAGTTTAAGCGATGTAAGCTGTATCATGTCAGCAAAACCAGTTATGCGTCCTACAAGTGAATCTATACGACCTTGATACATATGAGGTGCTACAATGTTGTAGTTCATATTAACCTTAGTTAAATCACTTTTAGGTCTTGTCATGTTTTCTGACATTTCCCATTTAAGCATTTGCTCTACACCCATGACTTTAGCACCTGTAAATAATACTTCTATCGTTCTAGATACTCTATCAAAGTTATCGCTTTCTGGCGGATTAAATGTATCAGGTTTTTCTAATACTTTTT